CCGACGAAGGGTCGCTGGACCTCCCCGCGAACCCCGAAAACGGCCTGGGGCTACTGCTACTGGGCGCACTGGGAACCGAATCGTTCACCGCCCGCGACCCTGACGGCGACGGCACGGACGAAGTCGGCGACCACGTCTACACCCCGACGGACACGCTTCCCGCGCTGTCGATGGAGATTGACCGCGACACGGACGTCGTCCGGCATCTGGGCTGCGGTGTCGACACCCTGGAACTGTCGCACACGGCGGAAGAAAAGCTGACAGCGTCAGTGGACGTGGTCGCCGCCGGCCCGGACCCGGACGTCAATTCGGCAACGCCATCCTACAGCGACCTTCGAAACTTCCGGTTCAACGACGCGGCGTTCGACATCGCCGGAGCGTCGAAAGAACCGGACGTCCAGGAATTCAGCGCATCCATCGAAAACAACCTGGACCCCCTGATCAGGGACGCCCGGACCGCCGGGAAGGTTGACATCGGGGAACGCGTCGTGTCGATGACAGCGACGCTGGACTTCGAAGACCGGACGCTGTTCGATCAGTTCCTGGGCGCGGCGAACGCGACGGACGTCCAGGAACGGTTGGCGACGGTCGGGGTGAACGCGACCTGGACGTCGCCAGAAACCATCAGCGACACGTCCGCAGCGTACATCCTGGACTGGGACGCGCCGAAGTGTACGGTGAACACGCACGAAGCCCAGATCAACCAGAACGACCTGGTCGCCGAAGACGTCGAATTCCGGGCATTGGTCGATGTCGGCGGGCTGGGGTCGGAAGTCGAAGTCACCCTGACGAACGGCGTCACGGGAGCGTACTGATCGCCGGCGCTGTCGGTGTCGGCGTGCGTGCGTGCAGGAGGGCGGCGACGGTGTCCGGGACGGGACGCCCCCAGTCCCGGAACCGCACCACGGCGTGGTGGCGGTTGTCCAATGCTCTCCCGCTGGGGCGGTTTCTTGTTACTACTACTACTACTGTACGTACAAACTAATTATTAACAAGGGTTCTGTTCGTTCGCACGACAGACGTAAGTTTGTAATTAGTTTGCTATAGGGAGCTTTATTTGTAATTAGCTTCAACGGAGGGACGGCGATGTCTGACCGGAAACAACCCACTCCCATCGACGCAGACGAATACGACCGCTTCGTCCAGTTTGTCCGCAACGTCCACGGCGGCACCCGCGGCCACCTACGGAAAGAAATCGAAAACGCACTACGGGACTACCGCGAATCCTACTACGAAGGGGACGACCGGTTGCTACGGATTGAAGATGATGTCGCGTCGATCAAGGCGATACTGGCCGATGCCGAAGGCGACGGCGGGACCCCCGCCCTTCGTGTTCCTGACGCCGATGCACGCACGCACGCCGACGCAGACAGCAGCGGCGACGCCGACCCGGTCCAGGCAGGGGACCCGGACGGGAAGCCGCCAGCAAACGCCTCACGGGCGCAGAAAGTCGCCTGGCTGGCCGCCCAGATACCCGGCGACCAAATCGCCCCCGGGGACCTCCGCGACCTGATCAGGGACGAATACGGGTTCCAGGACCGCACCGTTGACGATTACGTCGACCTGCTGGTTGACGAACTGGACGCCGAACGACACCCGATCCACGGAAAGACGCTGGTCTGGGCTGACCGCCTGGACGAAGCCCAGCAACAGGCCGACGAACAGCGTCACGACGACGCCGATGCAGCGTTCGACCGCCTGGACTCGGCTGACCGGGAAGACTGACCGACGACCCCGGGGCCACGGCGTCACGCCCGACTAAGAACGACGCTGACGGACGCAGACGTATGGCGACGGAACCAACCACCGACCCGGGGGACCGGCGGGTCGTCGAACAGGACGACTACGAACAGCAGGTTCACGAAACCCGCTGGGTCGAACTGGACGACGGCGACGGCGACATGGAAGTCCGGGAAGTCCCGCCGCTGTCCCTACTCCGCGACATGGACAGCTACGGCGTGATGGACATGATGGGCGGCCAGGACGACGACGTCGACATGGAACAGGTCGTCCGGGACGGCGACCTGAACGGCTTCATCGAAGACGTCGTCATCCCGAACATCCTACGCCCGAACGCGTACTGGGGCGACGCCGGCGACGGCAATTTCGACCTGGGCGTCCTGACGGCGAACGACCTGATGCTGGTTATCACCGGGATGACCGGGCAGGACCAGGACGAACTGGAACAGGCGGCTGATGAAAAGTTTCGCGGGTAACGACATCGCCATCGCGGCGCACCTGATGGGACAGGACTACGGGATGCTTCCGACCGACATCATGCGACGACCGGCCTGGGACTTCTGGATGAACGCCCAGATACGGGCGGCAGGGGCGTCCTGGGAAGCCGATAAGCGACGGCACGCGCAGCAGTCCGGGTCCGCCGGTGCGGCGACAGACGGTGAACGACAGGACCTGGCTGAACAGCAGGACGCCCGCGCCGATCAGCGCGAACAGCAGGACGGCCAGCCCAGCCTGAACGACCAACTGGACGCCCTACAGGACGCCGATGATGGGGGCGACGGGTCGCAGCCACGTTCAGGTGGTCGATAAATGCCGGAAAGCGCCAAAGTAGAGATACTGATCGACGCGTTCACGGAGGCGGCCCAGCAGGCCGTCGATGACGTCGGGGACGAACTGGGGGACCTGTCCCGGTCAGCCCAACCGGCGCAGTCGGCGATGGATGAAGTCGGGGACGAACTGGACGACACGACGACGTCAGCGGCGGTCGCCGGCGACGCCATCGAAGGAACGACAGGCGACGCAGAGACACTGGCGGCGGCGATGCAGGTGGTTCAAAGCCGCGCTGATGAAGCGGCGGACGAACTGGACGATGCCGGGCGTAGCGCCGCCGTCACGTCCGGGCTGTTCAGCCGCCTGACCGTGTCGACGGGCGGCCTGTCGGTCGCTATGTCCTCTTTATCGACCGTCGCGGTATTGTCGCTGATCCCCAGTCTGCTGACGCTGTCGACGATCCTGCTGCCGCTGGCGTCAGTCCTGGGCGTCGTCGCGGCGGCAGCGGTCGGGCTGGCGGGCGTCCTGGGCGGGTTGACCGCGGTCGGTGTCGTCACGCACATGGATGAACTAAAAGCCGCGTTCCAGGACGTCCGCGGTGAAATCATGGAGATCATCGAACCGCTGGGGGACGTGTTCGGTCCGCTGCTGGTCGATGCTGTCCGCGCCCTGCCGGAACTGGTCCAGGCCATCGTCGACAGCCTGGGGCCGCTGGACCAGTTCGCTGAAACGATCCGGGAGCTGGGCGGGACCGCCGCCGAAGCCATCCCAATGCTGACCGGGTTCCTGTTTGACCTGGCAGAAATCGCCCTCCCAAAGTTGATCGACGTAATGGAGTGGCTGATGCAGAACGGCCCCGGCATCTGGGACGCGATGACGCGGGCAACTGAACGACTGACCGACCCGCTGATGGCCATCGCTGGGTCGTTCGCGGACTTACTCCCGACGCTGCACGAACTGGGGATCGTCGCGGCGACCATCGTCCTCCCAGCCATCGCTAACCTGGCGGACATCATCGACGGCGTCGCCGAATTCGTCCTGTCGCTGGACGACGGCCTGCGGCGGTTGGCGGTCGCGGCGGCGATTACTGCGCCGGCCATCTTCAGCGTCGCGTCCGCAGTCGCCACATTGACCGGACCGATAGGGGTGGCCGTGGCCGCCGTGGCGGCGTTCGCGGCGGCGTACCGGGCGAACTTTATGGGCATCCAAGAGGCCACGAACGAAGCCCTGGGCGGCCTGATGGACACGTTCCGCAACCTGGTCGATTCTTTGTCGCCGGTCATCGACGCGGTGACGTCGTTCATCAGGGATTTCAGCGTCGCGTTCCAGGAACTGGGCGGCGGCGACGCCGTGTCCGGGCTTGTGGACAGCATCGTGCAGGGGGTGCAGGCCGTCATCAGTGTCGTGGAAGACTTCCTTTCCGCGATACAGCCCGCCGGTGACGCCATCAGCGGCGCGCTGTCGGTGGAGGACTTCGCGGCGTTCGCGGTGACGGTGATAGAGGCGATGGAATCGGTCGTTGACATCCTTCGAAACGTCGTTCTGCCAGTCATCAGGTTCGTCTTACTGAACTTCACCGCCCCATTAATCAACGAACTGGCGCGGGTCTGGGCGGCCAATTTCGATGATATAGTCCGCGAAACGCGTGAAACCATTGACGCGATCATGTCCATCGTCCGGCCCACCCTACTGGCGTTAGCGGCGTTCTGGGAGGCGCACGGTGAAACCATCATGGCGGTCGTCAGGTTCGCCTTCGACATCATCATCGCCGTCATCGGGACGGCGCTGGACGCCATCATCACGACCGTCCTGGTCTTCCTGAACATTCTACAGGGCGACTGGGGTGAAGCCTGGGACGCCATCGCCGGGTTCGTCGACCGGTACATTAACCGCATCCTGGGGATCGTCGGCGGTTGGGGACCGCAGTTAGTGCAGGCGTTCGCCGGCATCCTGACCGGTATCGGCGGGTTGTTCCAGGACGCCTTCACCGCGATGATAGACTTCCTGGTCGGGGCGCTGGCAACGATGCTGACGCAGATACAGGTCTGGGGTGACACCGTCTACAACGTCCTGCTGAGCGTCTGGAACGGCGCGATCAGCGTGATGGAGAACGCCCTGGAAGGCTTCATCAATAGCGCGGTCGACGCGATCAACGCGTTCCTGTCGACGCTGGACGATGTCGCTGCGAAAGTAAGCGAAATCCCGGGTGTGGACGGCGTCAACGTCGGGACGCTGGACGACGTCGACGTCGACACCGGGCTGGACGCCGAACGCCGGTCGATCAACCGGGAACAACAGCAACAGCAGAACGAACAGGCCGTCCGCGCGGTGCTGGACGTCCAGGGCGACAACCCGCTGGCGCGGTTCATCGAAGACGCTGTCGAACAGAACCAGGACCGACAGGACCGACAGAACACCCGTCGGACGCGGCGACAGGAAACCCGATAACCCATGATAGTAGGCATCAGCGGACGTGAATGGACGTTCGACCCGGATCGAAGCGGCGGTGGCATCCTGGTCGACCGGGTCGACGCCGATATGCCGGAGTACCGCATCGGGAAGACCTACAGCGTCGACCTGGTCTTCTTCAGGAACACCCAGGACACAACCGCCATCACGCACGTCACCGGCGGCACGCTGGGCGGCCCAGCGGGCTTCACCCTGGGCGGCTCCTATACCGACGCGGACGGGGATACGCAGGCGACCGGTGGGACGGTCGGGTCGATGCAGGGCTTCGGGACGCAGGTCGACCGGTACAAAGCGGTTCGGGAATACACCCGCTGGGCGGGGCGCTACGTGATCACTGAAGCCATCGACGGGACGCCCCGGATCAGCGAACACACACCGGGCGACGCCAGCGTCGACAGCATCATCGTGAAACTGGAACCGGGCCGGGAAGTCGACGCAACGGACGGCCTGTGGGTCGTGCTGGACGACGTCGACGATAAAACCCGGTACGTCCAGGACATGGCCCGGCTGGGCATCCGGTTTACCGTCCTGGCCCGCGGCGACCAGTATGGGTCCCGCCGGAACCTCAAAGACGGTCTGGGATCGGACCTATAACCCGGTCCGTGCCGCCGCCTGCGGGCTATTTAGTTGGCGGCGACGGGTCGCCCCGACTGATTCGGCGTTCCAACTGCGGTGACGACCCCGGGGCCACGGCGTCACGGCTGATTAAGGGCGACGCTGGGGAACGACGGAGTAGACGCTGGCATGGTTCAGGACGACAACGTCACCCAGATCGGGCAAGCCTACCACGCCATCTACCACAACATCGACGTCTGGCGGGACTACGGCTACCACGTGAAAACCGGCGGGGAGGTGACACCCGGGTCCGACGGCGGGCTGTCGGTCGACGTCTCGTCCGGGACCTGCCTGCACAACGGGAACAAAGAGGACATCCCGGAACAGACCAGCCTGTCGCTGGCAGCAGCGGACCCGAACGACCCCCGGAAGGACCTGATCGTCTACACCGGGAGCGGGAACGTCACGGACGTCACCGGGACGCCGAACCCGATCCCCGACATCCAGGACACCGCCACCCGGTTCGACACCTTTCAACCGTCGCCGCCGGACGGGACCGGGCTGGCGAACACGCCGGTCGTCCTAGCTGAAGTCTGGGTTGCTGCCGGCGCGGCGACGATCCAGGCCGAAGACATCAACGACCTGCGAACCGGGTGGGCGCAGGCGCTGATGAATCTCCGCGTGGTCGAATACGTCCAGAACGAAAGCGGAGCGCCGCTGTTGGACCCACCGAACGCCCGCGTCGCGGACACCACCGTCGACACCGCGGCCATCCAGGCGGACGCGGTCAGTTCAACAGAAATCGCAACTGGCGCGGTCACGTCCCCGAAGATAAATTCAGACGCGGTGACGGAGACGGAAATCGACCAGTCGATCAGCCCGACCTGGACCGGACAGCACGGATTCGAAGACCAGGTCCTGATCACCGACGACGGCGGAACGCTCCCGGACCGCATCAGGTCGTCGCCGGTGATCCTCCGCGGCAGTGACAGCGGCCAGGGCATCGTCCTACAGAACCAGGACGACGGTCAGTCAACGGGTGAAGGACGGGCGAACATCACCTGGTACAGCGACAGCGAAGAATACATCACTGCCATCACGGCCCACCCGGCTCACAATCACTTCAGCGTCTATACCAGGAACGCCCCGCTGGGGACCAACGCGAACCTGGAAAAGCGGATGAACATCAACGCCGGGTCGAACATAGTCGACGTCGAATGGAAAAACATCGACGAATGGATACTGTTCGGCGGGCGGCTGGACACACGCGACCGGATGAACCCACCATCATACGCAACAGCGGGCAACTTACCGATAGACGCCGACAGCAGGGAACCCGACGTCGCGTGGGTCGAAGACGAAGGACGCTGGTACACCTACGTAGCCTAAACCCATGTCATGGACACCACAAGCAAACCGCGACGACGTACTGTTCGCCAGCGGACGCCCCGGCCACGTCAGCGGGTCGTTCTTCCGCCAGACGCCACCCTTCGCGGCGACCCGGGCAACCGGGAACGCGTCGGCAAATGTCACTGAAGAAGGGCTGATTATATCGGGCGGAGGAACGGCGGGCGACATCGCTGCTGTCGACACTGAATACATCACGTTCCATAAAGCCGACAACATACCCTGGCGCATCTTCATCGGCTTTCAAACCGCCACAAACAACAACTCGACGATGTCAACAGATGATAAAACCGCCATCGGGGCGTTCTTTGACATCGACGGAGCGAACGAAGGCCTTCGATTCGACCTACAGACGATGGAATACCGGGTCGAAAGTGAAGACCCCGCGAATCCGCGGGCGTCCGCCTCGGCAACTGACATCAGGGGGCGACAATACTGCTACCTGGTAATCGACGTCGACCCTGGCGCGAACGAAACGACCTTCCATCAAGGTTTGGCTGACGAAACCGTCACGCTGAACGCTGTCCCCGACCGCCTCAACGAAGTCGCCGCTGCGGCGAAATCCGAAGGCAACGGCGAAAATCTTTACATCACGGAATACGCGTCGTTCCCCATCGTCACGACATGATGCAAACAACCTTACCCGACGGTACTGACCGGCCCCGGACCGCTGCGGAGGTTGTGTAATGGCGACCTTCGAAATCGACATCGACGACGGGCTGGCCCGGACCCTGGACGCTGTTGTGCCGCCCGGCGTCGACGCGGAGGGCTGGCTGTCGCTTCAGGCAGAGGCGGCTATCGCCCAGGAACGCATCGACCAGCGAACCCAACAGGTCGAACAGCAGGCCAGCGCCGCCGTCGGCCCGCAGCCCGGTGCCGCGCTCCCGGACGACGCGCTGATGACGAACGACACCCCCGACGACGCGGACGACGACGCTGACGCCACGTCTGACTGACCACCCGCCGGCATCATGTCCTACCGAATCGAACTAGGAGCGGCAGGGTCGCCAGATGCGACGCTGACTGAAAGCGACGTCGTGACGGTCGACATCGCAAAGCCGCACACCGCCCTGGCGGACGTCGACGCCGAAATCCCGTTCAATCGGTCGATCAAAGACCACGTCCTGAAGCCGTGTCGCGTCTATGCAACCGACGCGCTACTATTCAGGGGGTATCTCCGCGAACTGGACTGGGATCAAAAACGGGGCCGCGTGCGGCTGAACGGCCCTGGGATCGGTGATGACCTGAAAGATAGTGCCATCGAACGGTCGTTCAGCCTCATACGCACGGACGAAGCGATCCGGCAGGTCTGGACCCAGGACACCGGGTTCGACGCGACCGTGCGAACCCAGGACGGCAGCACTGTCACCACCGACACGACCGTTCAACGGGTCGCCGCCGGCGATAGCTTCAGCAGCCTGCTGGCAGGCGTTGATCCGACCGCGCCGCTGGTCGCTGACGGCGTTGAACTGAAGCCCGCCCAAATCGGGTTCTTCCAGGAAGCGGAAGATGCCAGTGGTGGGAACGGCGTCGTCAGCGGATCGGCGTATTCGGCTGGGGAAGCGATGGAAGTCGCGGACATCGCCGGCGACCTCCGGTTTGACTTCACCACCGACTACACCATCCCGGCAGGCGACGCCCGGTTCGCCTTCAGGGTGAACGCCGTCGACGGCACCCACCCGGCGTTCGACATCACCGTCGGTGGGGAAACGGTCGAAAGCGTCTTCGCTGACGCCTACACAAGCGGACTTCAGTGGCGGACCACGTCTGCGCGGAGTAGTGAACTGTCCAGTGGATCGCATCAGGCTGAAATCGACGTGACCGAAACCAGCGAACCGATGAACGTCGACGCGATGTACGTCTACGACAGCCGCTATAGCCCGACGTTCGACGGCAGCGTCGACGCCGACGGCTACCTGGCCGGCCCCGGGCTGTACCCTGACCAGTTGACGCCGCAGGTGTCGAAGGACGTGTTGGCGTTGCCGGAGGAAAACCTGGATTTCAACGTCGAACAGGCATCGGTTGACATCACCATGACCCAGGGCGCGTCCGCTGACGTCCTACAGGCCCGACTGAACGACGGGCCGTGGTACCCGCAGGACGCGTCATCAACGGACACAACGGCCATCACGACGGGGTTCAGCGGCGACATCGGGACGCGGCTTCAGGCCGTGATCGACATCGGCGCGACGTCCGCGACCCGGTCGACAGCCAGCCCGACGGAGAACTATGAGCCGGCGGCTATCGAACAGTACCGGCTCTCTTACGACGGCAGCGACGTATCGATCATCGAAAACCAGACGTACAGGGGCAGCCCCCTGTCGATCCTGACGGACCTGCATGAAAAGGCGGGCTTCCGGTTCGTGATCGACCACGCCGCGACCGATGACCAGGGGAACCTGGTTAAACAGGTTGAAAGCTTCGAAACCGGCGCGATCAAGAAGCCGAAAGACTGGACCGTCGTGAACCGCAGCCCACGGTTGTCGTTCGTCGACTACGCGAACGAAGTGACAGTCTACGGGGCGCTGGCCGTCGATGGGACCAGGCCGGTGGTGACTGTCGAAGACACGGACGAAGTCACCGACTATGGCCGGGAGTCGTATTTCGAAGTGTTACCGGACCTGACGACGGTCGAACAGATCAGGTACGCTGCTGTCGACATCTTATCCAAGAAGGTCGACGCCCGCGAACAACGCGGGACCGTCAGTTCGCTGCCGACGACGACGCTGCCGGGGTACTCCTATCCGGTGGACTGGTTCGCTGACGGGTCCCGGACGGATACGCCGTTGGAACGCGTCCAGTTCCAGGAAGGCCCGAATCAACTCCGGGGGCGGCTGAAGTTCGTCCAGGAGGATGACGTCACCGGGACCGTGATCAATCAGGGTCGGGCTATCGACCGCACGCGAAAAGGCATCTAAGCCGTGCCGCCAGCGTCGGCGCTGGCGGGGCTGCTGGCGGCGCTGTCCGTGTTCGATGGTGGGTCGGTGGTTGGGCGTCGGCCTGGGTAACGTGACGTCCAGAAGCGGGGTGCGGGCCGCCTGGCGGGGCTGATGGATTCGAACCGTTCGAATCGACCCGCGACCCACCCATGCGTAGGCCGTGCAGTGACTAAAGGACCGCGCCTGCGGTCGCCATCATGGGTTTCGAAAGTCACCCGAATCTATAAGTGGCTAACCTTCGAAGGTGGGGGTAGGAACTGGCGACACATCTGATAGCCACCCTGGCCCCGCGGGGACACAGTACGTGGGGCGCGTCACCTGGCGGGGCGGACCTGGTCGCAGACTGGCATCGCGCCATCGGCGGTTGGGGCTTCTAGATGACGTCGATAATCGGGCCGCCCCCGGGCTTCCTGGCGTCACGCCGCGACGTCGACCAGCCCGCCCCCGACGCTCCGGGCCACATTTCTGCCGCGGGATGTCGGACGCATCACACCGCGCCGCCCACGGATTGACCGGGCGACCCGATGACGCCGACCCCTGTCCTGGGGGATGACGCAACAGGTGACGGGAACTTCCGGGCGGCGCGACATCGGGCTTCAACTGCTGTTACAGGCGACTGGCCCAGCGCCCGCAGGTCGACCCCCTTGGCCGTAGGGCGCGGCGGACCCCATCGCGCGTTCAGGTCCCGCTGAACGCACCGACGACACGTGTTCTATAAGGGGTGAATCAACAGACGGTTCTGCCGTCAGACCGCCCTTCGCCCTGGCCCGCGACGGGTCGGGGCGACTGGCGGGGCGGTCGGCCCGCGCCAGGCCGACACCGCTGGCGCACAGGACCGAACGATGTCAGCACACAACGGGAAGACGGTTCGATGCTTCCACGACGACCGCGACGACCTGGACGTCGACATCGACGATACCGACGCCGACCCGACCAGCCTGACCTTCGAAGAACACGGTCGGTACGTACAGCACCTGTCCGGCGCGGACGACCGCGGGAACGACCTGCGGGATCGGTTCCAACAGTCCGCGCTCCGGTTCGACTGTCCCAACTGCGGACGACGACACTTCATGTGTCCATTGTGTTCAGAACCGGACGACAGCGACGACAACAGCCCCGTTGGCTGGTTCCGGGGCGACACCACAGGCGAACAGATCGCCTGTCACAACTGTAACCAGCGCGAAGTGGCCCGCCAGCGCCGCACTCCCTACTAAATGATGGACACGACGCACGAAGACAGCCAGGACTGGATGAACCAGGGTCGCGCCCAGGATGCCGTCATCGCGGACGCTCAAGAGGGCGACACCCTGGCGCTGTCCCGGTACATCGACAACGCGGTGGTCCTGGACCGACGGACGACGCGCGACGGCGTCGCGCTGATCATCAAGTCACCCCGCGGACAGACCAGGTACCGGCTGCGGGCGGTCGACGACGATGACGACCGCCTACTCTTAGAGAAACCCGACGACGATGGGTGGACGCGGCATCTACGCGTCACCGGGACCACGCCATGAAAGACCGGTATCCACGGCTGCCGCCGGGCTGTACGCCCAGCGACATCGACCGGGCGATGTCCGGGCCGAAATGCCCGGACTGCGGGCGACGGCAGGCTGACGGCCACCACGCCTTCTGCCGCCGCCGACGCGGTGATGACCGGGACTACTGCATCGTCTGTAACCCGCCCGTTCCGGGGCGTCGACGGTCGGCGTTCGTCGACCACGTCGACGACCTGGACGCACTCCCCTACTGCGACAGCCACGACGTCGATGACCTTCGCGCGACGCTGGAACGTGACGACGAACGCCGCCAGGACGGGATGGACCAGTCCCGGTTTGAGTCGACGTTCTTCCCTGACGGGAGCTAACCGATGTCGAAGTGGTCCAGCCGCCGCGACCGCGAAGACTTCTGGCAGGACATGATCATCGTCTACTGGCACCCCGACTTCCGGGACCTGAAGCCCATCGACGCCCTGCGGGAATTGAATCGACACCGCCGCAGACGGCGGCGTGAACAGACCCAACAGCGACTACAACCATGACTGACGACACTGACGACATTGACCAGCAGGAAGTGAAACGCACCGACCACGGGGTCAGCATCACGACGGAACTGAAGCGCGGCACCGGGACCAGGGACCAGGATAAACACATCCTGAAGGCGAAGGGCGCGACGTTCGACGAAGCGGCGCACTACCACCGACAGGGCATGGAATATCTGACTGGCGACCACCCGCCCGAAGCGGCTGTCGTCGACCTGGCGCGTCGGGTCCAGCCGGGCGACCTGGACGGTGATGACGATGACTGACCCCGACGACATCCCGACCCGCGACGCACACGTCGATATGATCACCGACCAACTGGACGCCCACGACGACGCCGGCACCGACACGGAGAACGTAACGCCGCGAACGGGGACGCCGATGGAGTACGACTGTCACCGGTGCGGCACGCCGCTGTCGCCCCAGACAGGCCGATCAGCGGCGGGCCGCATCGAACGGTCGGGGGTTTGCCCGGAGTGCCGGCGTGACGGCGTTGGCTCCGCGACCTTCGTCACGCTGACCGACCCGGACGCCATCCAGGACGACATCATCGAACGCCTGGATCGACGGCAGCGGCACGCGGTCGCCCAGTCCACCGAAAGCGCCGCGGCGGTCATCGACGAAGACCGCCCAGCAGGCGACTACACCGTTCGCCGCACGCGACCGACGGAACTGACCGTCACCTGCGACCCTGACGTCAGCGTCACCGCCGTCCGCCGGCTGGGCCAACGGTACGTCGGCGTCGGCCCCTGGGACGTCATCGGCATCGACGCCGACGCTGGCCGCATCGTCCTCTTAGACGCAACCTTCGGCTACAGCGACAGCGGACCCCTATAGCTATGGAAGGACCTGACGATCACGTCACGACGGACGACTTGCTGAATCGAATCGACGACCTACAGGTGACGGTCACCACCGAACTGGACGACCTCCGGTCGACGGTCGAAGCCCTGCCGAACGGCCAGAAGGTGTCGAACGTCGACGACGTCCTCACCGTCGGCACGACCTACGAAGCCGTCATCGAAGACGACGGAACGAACACGAAGAAAGGCGACCCGATGGGCCGCATCGACGGCGTCGCTACGTTCATCCAGAACACCGACAACCAGCACCTGGCGGTCGGCGACACCGTCGACGTCGTCATATCGAAGACCGGCGAACGCCACGCGAAGGGCGTCGTCCCCCAGGGTGATGCCGATGCCTGACGCGGGGAGAACGCAGGTCCCGGAAGACACCGGCGACGACTTAGGGTTCGACGCCCCGGACGACAGCGCCGCGGCGTTCGCCACGACCGGGAAACCGATCCGGTCCCTTCTACGGCTCCCGACCGCGCTGGTCAAAGAGGCGAAACTGAACGTCGACCCGGACGGCCTGTCGATCACTGCGGTCGACCCGGCGAACGTCGGCATGATCGATCTGACGGTCCACGCGGACGGGTTCAGCGGCTTCCAGGTCAACCGCGACGTCACCGTCGGCGTCAACTTCGACACGTTGACGTCCGCGTTGTCGTTCGCCCGGATGCCGGACGACGACCCCGTCCGCATCGACATCCTGGACCCCCGGGGTGACGTCCCGCGGATGCGCGTCGCCGTCATCAGGCCGGACCAGCAGATGAAGCGCGTCACCGTGTTCAGCCTGATCGACCCCGACGCCGTGCGCGACGAACCAGACGTCCCCGGGATCGACCTGCCGTTTCGGGCGACGCCCGGGATCGACGCGCTGAACGACGCCGTGAAGTCGCTGACGGACGGCCACGACCACGCCGGCGTTGCCATCGACGGATCGGCGCTGGTCGTCGGATCAACCATGTCCAGGGACGTCCAGTTAGCTGACAGCGACAGCGACGACCGCGCCGACACCGCGGTCTTCCCGAACGCCGCCTGGATAGAGGGCGCTGAAGACGGTGACGGCCAGGGTTCGCTGTTCAGCCTGGACTACCTGCGGGACATGACGAAGGGGTTGAAGCGGTCGAAGATGGACCGCGTCACCCTGAAGTTCGGGATCGAATACCCGACGATGCTACAGTTCAATCACGCCGACTGGAACGCGTCAGGCCAGTTCCTCTTGGCCCCGCGGATTCAGTCGGAGTAAATCGAACGATGACCAGAACCATAGCGAACGTCGAACGCGGATGCGGGTTCCTGTCGCACGGGAAGGCGTACATCCGGGGCGTCATCGGCAGCCCCGACGGCGTCCTCCCGTCGTTCGTCCGCCTGGACCCGCCAGTACCGTACCGCGAAATGGGGACTGACGGCCAATTCACGCGGGGGTACCTGCGGTTCGACGGCCTGTCGTCCCAGTTCGCGCTGGACGACCTATCGGACTTCGTCCGCGAATACCCCGGCGACGCGACCGACACGACAGCCGTCCAGAACATGGTCGACAAGGGCCTGTACGACAGCCCGGACGCCACACCGGGGAGTGAAGCCCGGCGGCACGTCGACCGGCTGGACGCCCGCCGTTTCGACGCTGATCACTTCGGGGAAATCGACCTGGCGGCGCACGGGAAGCGACCGCACGCCGACATCCTGATGCGGGCCGGGAAGACCCACTACCCTGACCCGGGGGACTTCATTGACGAAGCCGTCACGTTGGGTATATCGAAAGCCATCCCGCTGTCGAAGCGGCAGGCCCCGCCCGTCGTTGAACCCGGGATCACGCGCGTCTGGGTCATCCATCCCGACACCGACGTCGGGTGGGCGGTCATCGGGTATGCCTATCTTCAGGAAGTCGTCTACACCCAGCACGAAGACGGGACGGTCCCGGAGTACGTCCAGGATCACGCCGCCGCGGGGACCCTGGACGTCGTCGACATCGAACCGCCGCGGTCGCACGAAGACGACACCGGCCTGGGCCGGTTCCGCGACAGCGACGACGCAGCGGCTGACGTCGACGCGACCCCTGGGGGAAGCGACCCGGAGACGGTCGTCCCCAGCGATAAAGATGGCCGCGATGTCGAAGCCGCCCCCGCTGACGCCGACGTCGGCGTCGAAGCCCGGACGTCGGCCTGGGAAGCGTGGTACAGCGACCAGGGGAGTTACAACGACCTGAAGTCCATCGCCGCCGCAGCGAATCAGGTCGACCTGGGGTCGACGCCAGCAACCCAGGACATCATCGACGCCCTGGCCGCTGCTGGCTACGACCCCCGGCAGGGCCACGCCGAACCGTTACTGAACAACGACGACGCCGACCCTATCGACGCATGAACGACACCGACATCGACTTCAAAGCCGCAGACGACGTACAGCACGCTATCGAAGCCGCGGGCGGCACCGCCCGCGAATTCGAACTGAAGGAAGTAACCCGCGACGCACGCGGACTTAGTGGCATCATCAACGTCGCCACCGGCCAGGCGACGGAACGACGCTACGTCTTCGAAGTCGCCATCAACGGCCCAACCACCCAGGACATCGACATCGACCCCGACGCCCCAATAGACGGCGACGACGCCATCACCGCCGTCGCCGCCGCAGCGGTATGGGCCGACGCCGAAGACCTGGACGCCCTGGCCGCCGACCTCGCTGACCTGTACCAGCGACTGGGCCAGCAGGTCAATGGTGACGCACACCCGGTGGACGAAATGACGGCGTTCAGCGGGGGCGACGGCGATGTCTGACGATAAAACCATCACGGCGTGGTTGATCATTGACTGGCGCGACGGGTCGCACCGGACCCGGCAGTCGAAGCCGACCGGGTCAGAACTGGGGACGAACGAACTGTTGACGAAGGTCGAAGTCGACGTCAGCGTCCCCGACGTCGACGTCCCGACGTTGGCCGCGAAGATCGACGTCCCGGAACCCCGCGTGTACGCGGCGACGATGGACGCGCTGGATGACGACGACCTGCCGGACTGGACCGACACCGCGAACGACCAGATCACCCAGGATGAAGTCGCCATCGACCAGGCCGACGACGGCGACGTGGACCGGATCGTCGACAGCATCGTCGCCCGGACGCTGATGCACGCACCGGGCCGCCCGGACCCCGACATCGTCCAGGAATACGTCGTCGACATGGTCTACCAGGTCCGCGACCCACTGGATGACGTCGACGTCGACGCTTCCTGACCATGCCCTGGGTAACGATTCAGGGGCTGGCGGTCGGGTTGACCGTCGTCGGCGCGGTCTGGGCGGTGGTTCTGGCGGCGGTCGACCCGTCGCGGGCCGTGTTGGCCGCGCTGGCGGTCGCATCCATCGGGTTCCTGACGCTGACCGCAACGGCCAACCGCGGCCAGGACGACGATGGTGGGCCGCCGACTGCTGACGACTTAGACCGATGACCGGTGACGTCGACCCGGTTGACGACGATGTCGTCTGCACGCGCTGCGGGAGGCGGTCCCGGGCGGGCTATACGCCGCCTGAAGAACCCTGCTGGGAAGGCGACACGCGTAGCCCGAAGCACGACTGGACAGACGCCACCTGACGGGCGGTCTTCGAACCCCAGTTATTTCGTCCGCTATGCCGCCCAGGGCGACGCACAGTCGCGTCGACCCGGCGGGGCGGACGCCTGGCCCCTGCGACAACGGGACCCGCCTTGTGCCCGCGTCAGCGGCGCACCCTATGGCAGACACCGACACTGATACCGTCACCGTCGACGGCACGACCGTCCAGGTCGCTGACGACCCCGACGACGCCGGGATGATCGCGGTCGGGATGACCGTCAGCGCCGACGAAACCGTATCGACCGGCGACTACGAATCATTTGACGCCTACCAGTCCACGAAGGTCCGCATCGACCCCGCCATCGCGCTGGACGACCCGGAGGGCCGCCGTGCCCTCCGGTCGATGGCCCGAACGCTGCATAGCGACATCCAGGACGACCTGGATCACGCTATCGGGAACCGGCTGTCGGACCCCAGCTTCGAAGACTGGCCCGACGTCGACCCGCGCGAACGCCAACAGGGGGACGGAAGGGATGCCTGACCTCAGGGGTTACATACCACGGCTGAACATTAGCCAGCGCCATCAACCTGAAACGCAGATTCAGGTCAGGGTCGAAGAAGATGAACAGGGAGCATGGGTCCAGATGATTATCCCGTTATCCGGCGGCGAAGTAACGGTTGACCTGGGTGCAGAAGCCTCTGACGACCTTCGAAGGGACCTTCTGGAATCCACTGAACAGGCACTATCAAAAACTTACGACACCGGCGGGCCTACTGATGACTGAAACCGAACACAAGCGCCCCCACGTCAACGACACGGTGAACGCATGACCGCCTACGCCGACCTCAAGGTCGCCCCGTTCCTCCGGGACGTCCTGGAAGACACCGCCGAACAGCACTACGAACAGGAATACCGCGCCATCAGCCGCGCCGGACACGAAGCCGCCATCGCCTGGCTCCTCTTAGTCCCGGACGACGACACCGTCACCCAGACCCTCACCGACCACGGCTTCGACGGCATCACCGACCTGGTCAGCGCGCTGGAACACGGACGGTTCGAAGATGACGACCGCTTCGACCCGCTACAGGCGGTCCGCACGCCGACAACCATGCCGCCCGGCGACGACATCGGCGGCTGGCCGAACGGCCTATACCTGGTCGCGGACACGCCGCCGACAGCCTACGCCCTGGACGTCGAAGACGGCACCGGCGACACCGCGCTGCTGGCCGACGTCCTGGACGAACACGGCATCGCCCACGACATCAACCCCGACCCGACTGGGGGTGCCGGCGATGGGGAGTAGAGGCCTGTCGGACCACGACACCGACGCCGTCCAGGACGCGGTCGACGCACTTGACGACGCCGGGTTCGACGTCACCCGCATCACCGACGTCACGCGAACGCGGAGCGGCGTCGAAGTCAACCTGACCGCGATGACGAACACCCGGACGAAACCGATGGGGGACGACGGCGATGCCTGACGCCGCCATCGACGACCCCAGCGACGTCATCGACGGAACAATCCTGAAGCGACCCGCAACGGGTCGTCCCTTCGAAGCCCACATCGACGACGAACACGAACGGGTTACGTTGTCACCGCACGCGCCGGAGGACCCGACCGACCCGGAACGCTACACCGCCCAGGGACTCCTCTACGCGTTGAAGCGCGGACGGTACTACCTACCGAACCCTGACCCGGACTTCCAGGACGCCCTGCGAACCATCCGCGACACCCACAGTGACCGATGACCGGAGGCCTACTATCGGACGCCGCCGACTTCTTCAAAACCCGGCAGACCGCCATCGACGCCTGGTACGACGACGACGTCGGACGGTACGCGTTCCGCGTCACCGTCCACGACCAACCCTTCATCGTCACCGCGAAGCAGTACCTGAAGGCCGGCGACGCGTCCTTCATGCACACGAAGGTCGCCCAGCGCGCCACCGACACCGACGCCCTCCTACTCTTATTCGTCCAGGACGGCGGCTACCGGTACGTCTTCCACCCCGACGCGGTCACGGAACACGGCGACGCGCCCGACCCCGACGACAGCCCCCGGCAGCGCCGCGGGGAAGACTGGATCGACATCAACGCCCGGTTCGGCGTCCCATTCCGCGACTGGGCCGACGGACGGAAGACCCCACCACGGCATCCTGACTGGACGCCATCCACCGACGGGTCCCCCGGCCAGCAGAACATGAACGCGTTCCAAGGCGGTGACGGCGATGGCTGACCCTGACGACATCCCGACCCGCGATAGCGATGTCCAGTTCGCTGAAACACCGACCGGCGCGAAGGCCCACCTGGTCGACTTCGGACGACAGTCGATGCTGGCCCGCGGCACCACGAACGCGACGAACTACGCCAGCGGCTGCGGTCACGTCCCGGACGTCTGGGATCAACTGGCCGGAACGCCCGACGCCGCGGACGTCTGCGCCCGCTGCGCCCAGTCATATCTGGTCCACGTCGACGACGCACCGGTCGACAGACAGTTCCTCATGGCGGCCTACGCCCCCGGTGATACCGATGGGTGACTTCATCGACGCGCCGGACGACGTCGACGTCAGCGACATCACGGACAACCCGGCAACGCCGGACGACATCGACATCGTCGACGTCCAGACGCGCGCCGACACCGCCATCGAAGCGGCGACGACGGCGTACCTGCGGGAACTGGAAAAGCACGCCGTCGCGGCCTGGATGGCGGGCTTCGACGCCCTGGACCACGTCATGCCCCTGGGCGCACCACCGCACGCCGGCAGCGACGGGTTCGACCCCGCCGTCCCGGCCATCACCGGACGCGTCCGCCCGGTCGACGACATCGACGATCCCGCGCCCTACGCCCGGGGCTACCACGTCGAACGGTACGACCTGCGCGACCTGACACCCGACCAGGCCGTCGACGCCCGCCGCCGCTGGGGTGACTGGCGTGACTGACCGCCGCATCCGCTGGGAACGACAGGCCGACGACAACGTCGACCGCTGGGGCAACCAGACCGCCCCGACGCTGTTCCTGGCGCTGGTCGAAGAAGTCGGCGAAGTCGCCGAAGCACTACTCAAACAGGCAACCCTGCCGGATGACGACCAGGGCGACGTCCCGCAGACAGCCTGGCAGTACATCGGTGAGACGATGGACCTGGGCCGTGACGTCCAAGATTTCCTGGAAACCAACTTCGAAGGTCCCGCCGGCAGCCCGGACCCGGGCCGCGAACAGGTCCGCCAGGACATCGGCGGCGCGCACCTGGACCGCCCGACAGCCGTCCAACAGGAGATTGACGACGTCGCGCCGCTGGTCTTTCAGTTGACGTGGGAAGTCCAGTCGCAGGTCGACAACCCCGGCATCTGGGTGCAGGACGCCACCCACCGTTGGCATCGATCCACGACGTTCAACGGGTACGACCACGGCCTGGCCTGCGGCCTCACCCTCACCAACCTGGACACCATCAGGGACACACAGATGGACACCACAGACGCGCCAGCGGACGCGAACAGCGTCTGCGGGCCGTGCTGGGACTACTGGCGGCACGGCCACGACCCGACAGGTGACGACGCAGCCGAACGCGAACAAAGCGCCGATGCCCGTCACCGCCAGTGGGGTGATCCACGTGACTGATGGCGCGCCCTACGACGTCGAACCGGACGTCATCAGGGCCGTCGCGGACGCCGTCGACGCCCTTCAGGACCAGGGCGTCAGCGTCTTGTCGGTCGACTACACCACGAACCCGACCGACCACCACCGCCAACCCGTGTATCTGGAAGCGGCGACAGCCTTCGAAGGCGACCCCATCAGTCCAGAAGCGCCAGAAGACGACTTCCCAGCAGTCCTGGACATCGACAGCGACCACGGCGACGCCGACATCTACGTCGAAGCCGCGCCAGCCATCGACGCGAACCCACCCGACGCGACCGCCATCTGGACGCTGATGGTCAACGTCCACCCGAAGGGTGATCACGATGCCTGACGACGACACGGTCGAACTACGCACAGTGACGGTCCGGTCCTGGGATGACGTCGATCAAGCCCCGATGTTGACCGGCCCCGAAAAAGACGCCGTCGTCACCGTCCTCCGGGAAACCAGCCACGACAGCCTGTTCATCCTCCCGGACTTCAAACGCGACGAAGACGACCACGACGTCGTCCGACTTGACGCCGACAGCGTGATCGACGTCGACGCCGACGGCGGACGCCTGGCCGTCGGGTACTGGGAGGACTACAGCCCGAAAGCCGTCCGCGTCACGCAGTTCCACCGAAAGAACAACCCGACCATCGACGGGTCGAATTGGGGCTGCTACATCCCGAAGTCCACCACGGTCGTCATTAAAGCCGACGGCCACCTGGACAGCCTGGACACCCCCCAGCGCGGCCTGAACGACTACGCCGACGGGGGCGACACATAGATGGACCCCATCGCCGCGACGCTGGCGATCCTCCTGGCCATCACGCTGGGCGTCTTCGCAGCCTACGCCACCACCCGCCCAGGCACCGAAGTCCCCATCAGGTACGTCCTGACGCCCGCAGACGACCCAGACGACTGGGGTCACGACGTCTACATCACCACGGTCGCCTACCAGCCCAGCGGACGACAACAAACGCTGGTCCTGGTCGACACCAACAGCGACACCCACACTGACACTGGCAGCCACGCCGACGGCCCAACCCCGACCCGGTTGAAAGCCTACGTCGAAGACGTCGTCGACAACGCCACCGTCCACAACATCCAGCACGTCCAGGCCTACCAGATCGACCCCGACATCAACATGGACGACCCCGCCACCGCGTCACGCTGACTGAAATACCACCCCGACAACCACCCACACGGAGTGATCACCCTCACACGACACCATCCACGAACGCCCCCGGCGACACGCCCCCAATAGGGCATCCGTCCAAAGAGGGCGTCCCGCACGCACCATAGCTACCCCACGACATCGTCGCAACCCCCCGCTGGCCGACAGGACAACCCATCCGAAGGCCGCGGGGGCCAACTTGTCGTCACGTCGCGCCGGCCACCCCACCCGGCACCACCCCTACCCTCACGCCCTATCGACACCCCAGCCACCGCGTCACGCCACTACTTACCTCACCCAGACCAACACCCACCCGCATGGTCGACCCACTATCCGTCGCCATCGGGGCCGGAGCCTTCGTCATCGTTCTCCTGTCCTACGGCTACGCCTACCAATACGGCAAAGCACAGGCCGACACCGTCGACATGTCGGACATCACCGACTACCTCACCCGCCAGCAAGCCATCGAATCACTCCAACAGGACGTCGACGACACCGACACCCAGAACTAACCACCCCCCGTTCTCCCGACCCACGACCCGCGCCCTGCGGCAGCCCATTCCTGAAGCCGGTCGCAGTCCGTGGTCCGGTGGCGGCGAACTGTTATCAGGATTCAACAGCATACCGATACTGTATGGTGGACGACGACCAAGGACAGGGCGACGCTACCGGCGATGGTGGGGATACCTATGTCTGCGGGTACGACGACACGGCGTCGACGGACGCGCCCTGCCAGTTTCCGGTCGACGACGCGGATGAACGGTGTTATATGCATCCCCGCGACGGGTCGGGGCCGCCTGAAAACCACGGGACGGCGCGGAACGGGAACGCAGTGGCGGGAAAGAAGACGTCCGGTGGCGGCGCACCGGAGGGGAACCGGAACGCGTTGTCACACGGGCTGTACGCCGCGGAACAGGATGCGACAGGGTTGTTCGATTATTTCCGGGAGCATGACCCGCCGCTGGCGACGAAGATCAGGCGTGTCTTCTGGACCTACATGGACGATGCGCCGTTCGACGCCTACCCGGGGGATGCGGACCGGTATAGCCCGCCGATCCTGGACCACGTCAGTCAGGACGCATTACAGGCCGCTGACGGCGGTGGTGACGGCGTCGACGACCAGGGTGATGGACACGTCGCGCAGGCTGCTCCGCGCCAGCACGCTGCTGCTGATGCCCCGCCCGTTAGTCCTGACCACTTGACCGGGAAGGCTGACCGGCTGTTCGACGTCTGCGTGCATCAAGTGCTGTTGAAGGGCGTGACGCTGCGGCAGGTCCGGGAACTACTGACGCAGGACGAAGTGATCGTCGCTGACGGGGACGTCGTCGTTGACCCGACGAATGGGGAGCCGGTCGAAATTGAAGATGAACTGCCGGTGAACCTGCCGAAAGCGCGGATGCGGCAGCGGGACATCCGCGAACTGAAGGACCTGGGCATCCTGGACGACCCGCAGTCCCAGCAGGCTGACGCGATGGCGTCGTGGGGGGAGGCAGTGAGGCGGTCGACGATGCGGGAGGATCAGGACCCCGACGACTAACCCGAACTGGACAGATGAATACCGCAGAAATGAAGCCGCTAGGACAGACGCGCCTGGCGTCCAAAACTGAAGCCTGAACATGATCGAACCGGACACCGACACCGACGAAGATTCGACAGACGACCAGAACAGCCTGACGCTGGAAGGCCGCGACCCCGACGACGCCGACCCAGGCGTCTGCCTGGGATGCGGGCGAAAAGTGACGCTGAAGGGGAACGGCTACTGCGGCGTCTGCCAGGACCAGGTCGACGACGACCAGAACGGTGATGCTGATGCCTGACGGCGACGGCATCCGGGCGACAGCCGCGCCCGACGGGGATGACCTCCCCGATCCGACGCCAACAGACGCCCGTCGGGCCGTGATCGATGCCGCGCGACACGACGGACTGACCTGTCAACGGGGCGCGTTCGACGCCCGACGGACGTACATCGACCCCGACGACCACGCCTTCGGAACCTACGACGCCGTGAACGTCGTCCTGCTGTCGCTCCGGGTCGGCTACGGCGGGGACACCATCGGCATCTACCCGGTTCACCCGACGCACGACGTCCGGGAAGACTGGACCCACCCGACACCTGACGACCACGAACGGGGGGACGTCGTTCTGCCAGCGGATGAATACAGCCTGGGCGACGTCTTCGTTGAACCGACTGCTGTTCCAGGGGGTGACACCTGGGATGGTGGGGAGTGACGACGGCGAAACCGCACTACTGACCCACCGCAACGACGACCACGACGACCAGCGTGGCGACGCCGGCGTCCTACTCACGGCGACGGCGTGCATCGCCCGGGGTATCGAACGCCGCATCCCCGGCCTCAACCCGGATGGAGTGGATGATGGACGGGACTGAACAGGAACGACACCTGTTGAACTGCCTATCGGCGCTGGGCTGGGAAGGCATCCGGTCGCCCGCGTCCGGTACGCAACCGGAGGAAGCGCCGGACGTCCTGGCTGCATCGGGCGGCGTCGTCATCTGTGGCGAACTGAAATCCGGCGGGCCGCCCCGGAACCCCACGGGCCGGGAAGTCACTGAACTTCAGCATTTCGGCGACCAGTTCGACGCTGCCAGCGTCATCGTTGCGCGGTGGAAGGGCGACCGGTCGTTCTACCTGGCCGCGCCGGCGGCCCTGGACCGGACCAGCGCGGGGAACTACTCTATCCCTGGGGACCCGTCGCGCTGGCCGTTCAGCGTCTGCATCCACCACAACATCGACGCCGACGATGGCGACCCCCGGGCGGAAGCGAATGTCTACCAGGATGACCTCCCGGACGACGTCGTCGGTGATCGTCCGCTGCGGGCCTGGGTGCAGACCGTCTCGCAGGCGCAGGCGACGCCACCGGCGGCGGGTGACGCGTGACGATGCCGGTCTGCCACCTGTGCCAAACCCCGGTCGACGACACCGTCGCCCGTCGCGGCGTCGACGGCGAACTATACCACCCCAGGCACGTCACGACCAGCACGACACCGGGGACCATCGACGATGGCCGCTGACGGGAACCGCGTCGATGATGTTGACGACGCGGCGGACCTAATCGACTTCTACCGCGACCGACCGATCCAGTTCTACCAGGACCTGGGCTTCGACCTGGCCGACACGCAAAAAGAGATACTGCGGGCCTGCCAGAACCATCACCGCGTCCTGGTCTGGTCAGGGAACGGGACCGGGAAGACCGCCGGGGTGATGCTGGCGCAGTATCACTACGTGATGACCCGGTTGAACAGCGTCGGGCTGACGACGTCGGGGAACTATCCAACGCTGAAGGACACGTCCTGGCCGTTCCTTCAGACGATCCATCAACGCGCGAAACAAGCGTATCCGATTCAGGCGGAGGCGAAGCAAAACGCTCCCCGGATCGAATTCCCGGACGACGAATTCCCGGAGTGGTGGATCAAGTTCAGAAGCCCGCGGGACCCCCGCAACTTAGAGGGGCGGCATGGGCGGGCGGCGTTCGTCGTTATCGACGAAGCCGACAAACCGGACGTCGGCGCGGGCCACTTCGACGCGGCGACGTCGACCGCATCGTCGACGGACGACGTCTGCGTCGCCATCTGTAACCCGCCGCAGGATCGGGGTGACGTCGCGTTTCAGAAGTGGGACGACCCGCGCTGGCACACCATCGAATTCGACAGTTTCGACAGCCACAACGTCAAGCGCGACCTGGGGGAACTCCCTGATGGCGACGACCACGATGGCATCGCGGGGCTGGTCGAACTGGACCTGATCAAAGAAGACTACGAATCCTGGAACGGACGCCCCTGGCCTGGCGTCGACGACGTCCGACAGGCCGTCACGACGGAAGACGGGAAGCGTGTCGCGCGGGACGACTGGCGAACGTTGGACCCGCGCTGGTACCGGAAACGCCTGGGCGTGATGCCGCCGACAGGCCGCGGAACGCTCCGGCCCTGGTATGAACGCCACGTCGATCAGGCGGTCGAAATGTACCGCGTCGTCACTGACGACGGCGCGACACCATCAGCAGCGAAAGGCACGGTCGTCCAGCAGATGGGCGGGGACGTCGCCCGTGACGGCGGGGACCGGACGGTCATCGTCGCCCGCTGGGACACCGGCCTGCTGGACGTCGTCCTGAAGGACCGGGTGAACGATCACCCGGAGAACGAAGACCTGTTCCTGGCGACCGACGACCGCCTCCCCAGGCGGGGGTTGTTCCTGATCGACGCCATCGGGGAGGGGTCCGGGGTGGCGGATAACGTCCGTCGGGCGCGGGATCGCGTCCGCCGATTTAAGGGGTCGGAAGTCGACAGTCGGGACGACGACCCGCGGGAGGACGTTCGGTACCGGAACAAGCGGACGGAAGCGGCGGTTGACCTGGGGAACGCGTTGAAGGACGGGCGGCTGTTGGTCCCGCCGAACAGCGACCTGGAACGGGAACTACGGGTGGCGGCGCGGGTGTACCGGTTGGATGAACGGTCGTTCCGCGGGGAGGACGTGCTGGTCCTGAAGGGGAAGGACGACGTGAAGAAACCGAATCATCTGGGGCATAGCCCGGACATCGCTGATGGCGCGATGATGGCGTGCTATGAAGGCTTCGAAGGTGACGCTGAAGTGATCGACCCAGGGGCGGTCGTCGGGTGATGGACTGGCGGTTGTTCCTGAAGGTCCAGTCTGTCGGGGCCATGTTCGCCCTGTCGCTGATCACGTATCTCATCTGGGCTGTCGCCTACATCCACGACTATCAGACCACGGTGTACGTGAACCGGTACGGTGAACGCTTGGCAGAACTGCTGCTGTTCCATCTGGTCGTCATCCCGGTCATCGCGGCGGGGCTGGCGTTGCTGGTCGACGACGGGAACTAACCCCGGGGTCCACGGCGTCACGTCCGCTTTAGGGGCTGGCCTGGGTGACATCCTGGCATGACCGATGGAGGCGCGACGCTGGGCGGCCCAGCAGGCTTCACCCTGGGCGGGTCCTATCAGGACCTGGATGTCGCCGACACGCAGGGCGTCGCCACGGTGGGCGGCGGGACCCTGGGCCGCACGACCGGGTTTCGTCTGGGTGGGTATTACGTGACGCCGTGGGACGCCGAAGCAGCGACGGGCGCGACGCTGGGCGACCAGCCTGACCTGACGCGACGGGTCGATGCGGTGGGGAGTGTCCGCGCCCGCATCGAATTATCGGGTGGGGTGCAGCGATGAACTACGAACAACTGACCGGGGTGAACGCGCTGGTTGAAGGCGACAGCGTAACCATGGGTGTCGACGCCGAAGACACGGGGCTGGACGAAGTCAATTTAACGGGCGGTGACGCGAAGGCTGTCATCGCGGACGACCGCGGCGGCACGGTCCGGGTCACGAAGACTACTGGCGGCGGCGGCGTCACGTGGACGAACCGGTCGGCGGGGAACTTCGACATCCATCTGGAACCCAGCGATACCGGCGGCCTGATCGGGACCTACTGGCTGGAAGTCAGCGTCACTACATCGGGCGGCGACGAATACACCGTGCTGGGAACGTGGGTCGAATTCATCCGGTCGACCGCCTAACGCCGCCGGCATCGTGACCGCTGGCCCGGGGGCCACGGCGTCACGGCGACTTAAGGACGACGCTGGGCTTCCATTCAGACATGGATGCAGACGACGCGGACGGCGACCCAGGGCCTGGCGCGGCGGAGGCGGATGGCGGCGTTCCGGCTGCGTCTGAAGACGCGGTCGCTGACAGGGTCGCCACGGGCGCGGTCGCCGGCACAGTAACGGTGGCAGGGACAGACATCCCGGTGGCGCTGGACGACAGCATCGTTGAGGCGGCCCGGGATGCCGACGACGTTGACCTGGACCGTATCCGCGACGCCGCCACACCTGACGACACCCAGATAGCGGGCGACGTCCCGGAGGACTTCGACTACGACCTGACGCCGCGGTCGGGCCGCGTCCACGCCCAGGACGACAGCGCGACCATCCCCGTCCAGGACCGACGGGACGCCTTGTTGGCGACGACGCACGACGTCAGCGACTTCGACTTCATCCAGGACCCCCAGATCAGGAAACTTCAGCAGAACAGCGTCGACTACACCCATCGCGTCGGACGCTATCTGCTGGCGAAAGACGACCTGATCCCGGGGGTGAAAGAGCGGATCAAGGCGTTGATCGTCGGGTCGGAAGGGATGGGGGTCGAACCGTCAGACCCTGAAAGCGACGCCGACCAGCGGCTGGCCGATCACCTTCGGGGCCTGTACGATGGCGACATCCATCCGACGGACGTGATCGACGTGATCCTGCGGGAGAACCTGACGCACGCCAGGACGGTGCTGCGGGCGACCGACCTGGAAGAACTGGACCTTCGAACGTTGGACTACCTGAAGGACGGCATCAGTGGGGAAGAAATCTATATGCAGGACCCGACGACCGTCTACGAATTCGACGTCCACGAAGGAACCCGCGACGACCCCGGCGACATCAACATCGAACGCCGACGCGTCGACAGTCAACCGCTGGTCATCGGGGAACAGGTCTTCGACATTTCACTGTACGACACGCCGCCGTTGAAGGCCGTCGTCGACACGACGATCAATAAGATGGTGATGCAGCGGTTGAAGGCGCGGAAGGCGGAACTGACGTCGTTCGGCGCTGTCTACGCGACGGTCGAACCGCCGTCGTATCTGCCGGAAGGCCAGTATTTCGACCGCGTGCAGGATGATGACTACGATACCGGCGGGACGCCGCCGACGAAGCTGGAACGCGCCCTGCGGGAGAACATGGAAAGCGCGTTCGACCACCTGAAGGACTGGCAGTCCGGGACGACGGCAGCCATCCCGGACTACTGGTCGTTCGAACAGATCGAAATCCCGGAGAACAACGAACCGCTGGACAAACAGATCAGGGGCTACAACCGGAGTATCGCGCGGCGGATGCTGGTCCCGCTGGACCTGATCGAACTGCGGGACGGCGCGGAACTATCGCGCGAAACCCTGTTCAGAACGCTGATGACGACCATCGCGGGGTGGCGACAGGAAATCATCCGGGTGTTCGATCAGTTCGCGCGCGTCCAGACGGACATCCACGGGCTGGACGGGTCGGTTGAACACACGTTCCCACCGATCCAAGATCAGGATGAAGAACTGGTCGTGCAGGCGCTTCAGTACGCCGGTATCGCCGGGTTGACGGAGAAGGAAGTCCGGCAGATGCTGAACAACATCGAAGGCATCGAATTGAACGTCAGCGACACCGGGCCGCAGCCGCCGTCTGGCGGCCCCGACGACGCCGGCGACCGCAGCCAGCGGATGCAGGACTTCCTGAACGAACAGAACGACCGCGGACGACAACCCCAGGACCAGGGTGATCAGGGCGACGATGGGGGTGACCCGGCGGGTCAAGATGGGGGCGACGGGTCGCGTCCACCGGCAACGGCGCTGTCAGATGATTCCGTGGGTGACTTCCCAGCTACGTGTCGGTCCTGCGGCGACCGGCGACGTATCGCTGGCCGGTTCAAATGCCCGGCGTGCGCGGACGACGTCGATGCTGACAGCTTCGACGGCGACCTGGCGGACGCCACAGGCCAGGCTGCCGATGTCGACCTATCCATCCCTGACGCCGTTCAGAACGCCGCCCAGATGGCGCTGGACGCCCGCGACGACCCGGACGTCACCGTGAACGGGATGACCGACCGCGGCTGGTCCAGGGCGGACACGCTGGCCGCTGGCGGCACCCTGTCGCCGGGTGATGTCGTGGGGTCGTCGGACGCGATGGCGAACTGGTGGTCCCGACACTTCGACAACATCATCGACGTATCGGGCGACCGGACGACACTTCAGCACGCCAGCGCAGACGCCCCCTGGCGGGAGAACAGTTACACCGCGGGGAAGGGCTGGGGTGGCGTCGCCGGCGCACGCTTCGCGTTCAGGAAGGCGGCTGCACTGACCGACGGTGACGCCGAAGATGGGTGGCGGGACTGGGTCGACCGCGTGCAGGCCCTACTGATGGGGGGTTCGGGGAACGCCCCGCCCGTGCCGGCGGGAGCGGCGACGCGGTACAGCGAAGGCGACAAAGTCGTCCTGAACGACGACAGCCGCGCTATCGTCGTCGAAGTCTGGACGTCAGGCGACGACCGGGAAGGACCCGGAGGGGACACCTACGACGCCAGCGACAGCAGCCCGGTCTACATCGTCGCTACGGAAGACGGCGCGGAAGCGGTGACGGCGTCGGACCTATCCGGGGACGCCTGGACGACGGATCGGGACAACCCGGACGAAGAACTGGCCGATGATGTCGCGGCATCCACAACGGTCGGTCCGCTGGAAGCTGACCTATCTGACCAGGGGGCCATCAGGGTCAGTGACGACGGGGACCCCATCTGCTGGGTGTGCGGCAACGACGCTTCGAAGGTGAACATCTTACCGCCATACGCCTACACCTGCGACGATCACGGCATCAGTCCGAACCACGAACATATCGACGACGTCGATGTCGACGAACTGACGGCGACGGCGGCACGGTACGACATCGACGTCGAAGCCGGCCCGGCTGACTGGGACTACCCTGAATCCTGGAAGGAAGCGAAGACACCGGCCCGACTGATACTATTGGACGCCTGGTCGTCGATGGGCGGGCAGTTCAGTTGCGGTGGCGGGTGTTGTAAAGGAACGATGCTGACGTCGGGGATGTCGAACCGGGCCGCGAACCAGTTCTGCGCGTCGATGAAGGACCGCGTCCTTCTGTGGGAAGGCTGGCGAAAGGGCGGCTAAACCGGTGGCGCAGACCCGTCCCGACCCGTCGCTGCCGTCCGACGCCCTGATCGACGCCGGACTGGCCTGCCGTCAACACCATCACCACCACGATCAGCGGGTTCACGCCCAGGACGACGGCGACGATGATGGCGGTGGGCGTGATGCGGCGACGACGACCGTCACTGACCTTCGACGGGCGCGGCAGCGGGCGCGGGCGTCGATCCGGTCGGTCATGCAGGAAATCCAGGCGTGGCTACGGGAGAACGACGTGCAGACGATCATGGACGGGCCGGAAGGCCCGGGGCGGGTCAATCAGGCTGTCACGATGCTGGCGGCCCAGCGGCTACGGGAAGGCCTGGTTTCGTGGCTGGATGAACGGCATCGCATCGCCGCTGGGCGGGCGGCCAGGGCGGCGTTCGACCAGATGCAAACGACGCTCCCGGACGACGTCGACACCGATCAACTCCGGGGGCTACCGCGGGTCGATGGGACTGACCGGGAGTGGCTTCGACATATACGGAAGGTTGACGCCGGGCTGCTGTCCGGGACCAGGACCGCAACCGACGCCGGCGCGACCAGCGACAGTCTGGCCGAAGAACTGGGCGACCGTATCACGCGACAGCTCCGACTGGGGCTGACGCAGAACGAAACCGTCCCGCAACTGGCGGAACGCGTCCAGGTCGTGGTCGACGGCGGCGACCCCAGCGACCGGCAGGAACGTGGTGTCACGGGTCAGACCGCGCGGACGAAAGCTGAACTGATCGCGCACGACAGCGTCCAGGACGCCTATAATACCGCGGCACGGAAACGCTACCTGCGGAACGGCTTTCGGTACGGTGTCTATGACGCGACTATCGGCACGAAGACGACCGACCTGTGCCGGCGGATGGACGAACACGTCGTCGACATGGTCGACACACCGTGGTTCATCCCGCCGCTGCATCCCTATTGTCGGTCAGGTATCCGGCCCGTGCTGAAGGTTGGCGACCGGGTGCCGCTGACGCAGGACGACGTCGCGGATGGGTTCGTTCAGACGATCATGTCGACGAAGTCCTATCGTCCGCAGGTGGTCGATCAGGCGGAATTCCAGCCGACGCCGCTGTCGATCCAGCACGGACATACCGCCCCCGGAGCATAGACGGGACCGGGGTCCGGGCTGGACGGGTGTTTAAGTGTCCTGCACGGGAGTATATGGTACATGGTTCGAAAGGGGACGGCTTGGGGGCGCAGGGCCTACGTGGATAAAGAAGCACGGGAACTGCTGAACGACATCAGCCGACGTATCGCCCGCGACCCGCCGGACCATGTGGACGACGTCGACGACCTATCACTGTCGGACGTCCTGAAGTCGAAATACGTCGTCGACACGAAGGCGACGACACTGGCCGGCCTACTGGAACAGGGGTTGTCCTTCGAAGAATCAGTGTGCTGGTACTGGTTCCGGCACGCACAGTTCAGCATGACCGACATCCATTACGCCATCCAGTCGTCAACAGACGGCGGCCTCACCGGCGGCGACCCGTCGCACCGGCGGAATAGCGTCAGAAACATCCAGCGCATCCTGGAAAGCGCGGCGTTCAAACTCCCGGACGTAGACGCGGACGACGTCCCGAACCTGTCCGACGTCCTGGACGAACACGACCGCGCCGATGCACCCACCACCACCGACATCAACGACACTGACACATGACACCGACACCACTCCCGGCGCAGATCACCCGCGTCACCGACCCCCTGATGGAACTGATCGCAGACCACCCGGAGGTATCCGCGGCTGTCGCGGCGTTCATCGGATCGTGGTTCCTCTACGGCGTCCTGGGGAAACGGGCGCTGGGCGCTGACGACGACTTCTGGGAACAAATCCGCGGGACCGTCCTCCCGATGCTGGACCGACTGGCGGCGACGTTCCCCGGGTTCTACGCCGAAGGGAGATCGACGCCGAACGAACTGGTCGGCATCGTCCAGCAGGGCGAAGAAGAATTCGAACGCACGCTGATGGAATTGAACTACACCCGGAACCCGATGGCGTCCGTGAAGACGAACCGGCAGGGCTGGACGGAAAACGGGTCCTGGGCGAAGCGGTACGCCGGGCCGCGCTGGATCGGCGACGGCCTCCGCGAATGGGCGGCAGCCCGAACCATCCCGGGGCCGGGCCTGACTGCGGGGATGCTGGGCCGGTTCATCCAGGGGCTGGGCGACATCCTGGCGCTTCGACAGGTCCACATCACGTTCTACGCCGACCCTGACCTGGCCGACACGGTCTGGGTGTACGCCCACGACGAACCAAATAGTTTGAACCCGGTGACGGCGCTGGCGCACTATCGCGCAACGACCCAGAAGAAGGCGAAGGGGGTCCGTCGCGTTCGGGACACGCTGTCGGATGCGGGCGTCGACGTCAGGGTGCAGGGCGACAACCCCGTATCGTAGCGGCTGGGCCTGGCTCCCGCGGCCACGGCGTCACGCCGACTTAAGGGAGGGAAGCGTCTGCCTACCACGTGTAGGCATGGACGTCGACACTGAACTGGGGTTGATGCGGGCGTTCCTGCTGATGGCCCAGTCTGACGTTTCGTACCGCGTCACGTCAGCGGACCCTTCCGACCTGGAATTCACCGACGGGGACTGGGACGGTTCCCAGGCCCGGCAGTCCATGCCGAACCCGTCTGACGAAGACGCCGACCTGTCCACGCTGGACGGCGGCTTCGTCTTCGTCCCGGAGGGTGACGACGCCAGGAACGCGAAGGGCCGCTGGAAATGTCCGTTCCGGCAGTCGCCGGACGGCCCCGCGCACGTCAGCGGCTTAGTGGCGTGTCTGGCGGCCATCAACGGAGCCAGGAACGGCGTCGACGGCATCAGCGACGACGCGCTGAAGGACGGTTATGACTTCGTCGTTGACGCCCTGATCGAAGCCGACCACTACGACGACGATGATGACGCCCCGGCGTTCGACGCTGCGGCGGACGCCTACGGCGACCTGGCGACGGTCGCGGCCCAGGCCGACGGGTTCGAACCGTCGCGCGAACAGGACGGGATGCCGCTGTTCCAGTCCCGCGCGCCGGCTGAACAGGCTGCGGAATTCAGCAGCGGCGACTGTACCGGGGCGCACGAAGTCACGGTGGACGGCGACACCTGGTACGGTCCGTGCGGGGACGACCAGACCGCGAAAGACGCGTTCGCCCATCGGGCGACCGCCGAATACAGTTTCGACGTCGGCGACACCGTCACTTGGTCGAACCCGACCCAGGACGGGTCCGCCCCGGCCTACGGCATCATCCGCGACCGGAGCAACGACGGGACCGGGAACTTCGCTAACCGTATCGACGGCCAGCCCGGCGGCACCCCCGGCATCGACGCGACCGACGACAACCCGGCGTACCTGATCGAAGTCGCCCAGGAACGGGACGACGGCTGGGTCGCAAGCGGGACGATGGTCGGTCATCGCCAGGACACGCTATCGTCTTGGTCGCCCGACGACGGCATCATGGAAGGCGCGATGGCCCGCGCGACCGGGTCGATCACCGTCGACCGCGACCCGTCGACGATCATCAACGCCGCCGCCACAGGCGACGGTGACGGCTTGATGGGCGTCATCTGGGGTGCAGGCGACCACGACCTATCGCTGGGCGGCCAGGCAACACCGGTCCGCGTCCCGCCAGAAACCATCCCGGCTACCTTCGAAGCCCTACAGGGTGACGTCGACGCCGGTGACGTCACGCTGGGCTTCGACCACCCCGGAAAGGACAGCGTCGCCGCCCAGACCGGGATCGTCGACATCGGAACAGCGACCGGCGTCGCGCTGACCACGGACGAAACCCATATCGTCCTGACCGACAGCGACCTGACGAACGCCCAGGCTACCGACGCCGCCGCAGCCGGCGACTTCGATGACCTGGACTGGTCGGTCGTCGCCGACGTCCGCGTCCGGCGGGACGACGACGGCAACCCCGTGACGGACAACGACCGCGTCGTCCTGGACGCCACACGCATCCGGCGGATCGACGCCGTGAACGACGGCGCGGTTGACGCGGCCAGTATCGAACGGTCGATGGACGCCCTCCCGGACCTGAAGTCCGAACTTCAGACCATCCAGCAGGCGGCCCAGACGCCGAACCAGCAAACCGTCACCGCGGCGGCGCAGGCGCTACAGGCGTCAGCGTCGGCGCTGGGAGACGTAGACACAGACATGAGACACTTCGACCCTGACGACTACGACGACGTCCAGGCCGCCCTCACGGCGGCGTCTGACGTCGTGGAAGATCGACAGGACAGCATCGACGCGCTGGCAGGCGCGTTCGAAGACGTCCTGGAAGCCGCTGGGACTGACGACGTCGACGTCGACATCGACGACATCGACGTCACGGACAGCCCCGACGCGGCGGCCCAGGCCGTGATCGACGCGCAGACCACGACGCTGCGGCGCGAAATCGCGGACCTGGAAGCCGACCTGGCCCGGTTCGACACGTCGAACGACGACGTTGACGACCGGGCGGAAGCCCTGAAGGGCCAGTCGGCCCAGGACCTTCGCGCCCTGCGGAACGAACGCGCCTACCAGGCGATGCAAGTCCAGCAGGAAGAACAGACCCGCGGCGCGGCGGCGGCCCAGACCGACACGACTGGGCGGTCGACCGCGACCGCCGGCACCACGAACGACGACGCTGACGACATGGCGCTGTCCGCGATGGACGGCGCTGACCGGGTCCACGCCGAAGCGTCTGGGAAGTCCCCCGCCCAGTACCTACAGGACCAGTACGAAATCAACGCCAGCCAGTACGACGACGTCGACGCCCTCCGGGCGGACGTCGTCGACGCGGCAACCGGGGGCGCTGACTGATCATGGCGACCCAGTACCACTACACGCCCGGACACGTCGTCGACGTCGAAGTGCTGGCCGACAGCAACGGCGACGTCGCCGACGAAGGCCAGGGCGTCGCTGTCGTCGGGGAAGCCCCCGACGGCCCGCAGGTCGAACTGGTCGAAGGCACGGACGCCGCGTTCGTCGGCCTTCTGAAGAACACGCCGGAGGACCTCCGCGACCGCAACAGCAGCGAAGCCGACTTCGCCGCTGGCGACAGCGTCGGACGCGCAACCGTCATCCTGGGCGTACACGTCCTTTGGATGCCGACCGACGACGGCTACGACCCCTCCCCCGGGGACCTGGTCGAAGTCGGTGACGGTGGCGACATCGAAGCCTACGGCGGCCCCACAACGACAGGGATCGACGCCGCTGTCACGAACGACCTGGGCATCGCCGGCGACGGCACGCTGGAAAACGGCAGCGCGAACGACATCAACATCGCGCTGGGCCACGACGCCTTCCCTGACGGCAGCGTGTTCACCACCATCGCCCGCGAATGGGGCGTCGGCGGCAGGACGGCGGTCATCATCACCGGGGGACTATAGTCATGTTCACGCTACGCGAAGCGAACCTTCGAAGCCCCGAAGCCATCCAGAACCGTATCGTCCGGCAACTCCAGCAGATCGACGGCGGGAACCGACTGGTCACGTCGGAAATCTTCCCGCTGGTCGAACTGTCCGACAGTCGTGAAACGCACTTCACGATGGACGGGCTGCGGACGACGATGCGGCAGACGGACCTGGCGTCCGAAAGCCCCGTCGGCGACATCGGCGACCTGGGCGAACGCGACCTGTCGGTGTCGACCTTCAAGAAGAAGATTCAGGCGGAGAAAGGGGTCGACACCGAACTGAACAGTCAGCGCGAAATCCTGAACCTGTTCAACGCCATCAGCGACGCGCTGATGGAAGACGTCCTGATGACGCGGGCGCAGGTCGCCTGGCAGGGCACGATCAACGGCGACATCAACGGGATCATCGGGACGGAGGGCGCGACAGCCCACCCCGAAATCCCCAGTTCGCACGTCCTGACGCCGTCGACCGCGTACAGCGACTCCGCGAACAGCACACCGCTGAACGACTTCATCGACGCTGAAAGCCTGATCAGCCAGGACGGGTCGGCGCTGGAACAGGCCGGCAGCATCACGGCCTACATGAGTCCCAACGTCGTCCGCGACATGAAGCTGAACGACGACCTGGCCAGCGACTACGACAGCATCGCCGCGCTGACCGAACAGCAGTTGGCCGACAGCTTCCAGATCGACCAGATCAGGCCCATCCGCACGCAACTCCCGCGGTTCAACAGCGACGGCGAACCCGTCGACGCATCCGGCGACGTCGTGGCGGACCCCGCGAACGCGGCCCGGGACAACGTCCTGGAACCGCACGACGGCACCACGAACGTCCGCAACATCGTCATCACCGCCCCCGGCCAGGCGTCGGCGTTCATGCCCTGGTTCCTGGACCGCCTGAACGAAATGGGTCAGCAGGCCCCGCACGGCGACGTCAGCGTCGACAGCGCGAACGGTTGGATGACCCAGACCTGGACGGAGAACGACCCGCTGACCACCTGGTTCGCGGCGAAACAAGAAATCGGGTTCCACGTGATGCGCGGCGACAACTTCGTCGTGATTCAAGACATCTAAGCCATGTCAGGAACCACCCTCACCTGGCCGCGGCGCGGAACGTTCGTCGACCGCGACGTCACCGACGACCAGGGCCAACACCCGACCTTTGAAACGTCAATCGACGGCTACGCGACAGTCGAACTGGACGACGCCGACCGCGTCGAACGGTACAAAGACCGCGGCTGGGTCGAAGGCACGCCCCAGGACGCCGGCCTCACCGGCCAGGACGACGACAACGGTGGCGGCGACGACGCTGACGCGGCGTCCGCCGCCCAGCAGGTCGACCCGGACGTCTTCGTCCAGGCGTTCGTCGCCCAGTCCGCGTCAGACCAGGCCGACGCTATCGACGCGGGCGAAGTCGACGACTGCCTGGACGCCATCGAAGCCGCGAACGAAGACGGCGACGACTACGCGACCGTTCAGGACGCCATCGACGACCGCCGCGATGAACTAAGCCAGGGGTGACATCTGGGATGGTCGGGATCGCTGACCTGGTTCGACTGGCCGAATGGCTGGACCCGGTCGCCACCGTTCTGGTCGGCGCAACCATCCTGATTTACGTCAGGATGGTCATCCAGCCGCGGCTCACCGAAGTCGAAAACAGCGTCAAAGACCGCGACAGCCGCCTGGACGACGCCGACCTGACCACGCAGGAACAGAACCTGCTGATCGACCACAACGCCGAACGCCTGAACGCCACCGAAAACGCGGTCGAACGTCTGAAGAACCGCGCACGCCGGTTAGAACAGGCCTACGCTGCCGAACACAACCGTCCACCCAGGGACACGACCAGACGCGACCCGTCGCCGCCGGCAGACCCCCGGCGTGACCCGCGGGATGACGATGATGACGACCAGGGAGGCGGCGACCCGGGGATCGATGGGGATGACGGCGACCGTCTTGACCCGGACGGTTCGGATGCCGCGACCCGTCGCTGTAAGGACCGGGTCGCCCGCATCCTGTCAGGCCAACCGCCAGACCTCCCGGTTGATCAGCCCCAGCTTCGCCAGCGCCGCCGCCAGGATCAGGACCGACACCCCCCGCGGATCGGAGGGAACGCCTGACCATGCCTGAAGTCACCGATGCCGACCTGGGCGACGACTACTGGGCGACCAGTCCAGACGTTCAGGCGGAATTCAACATCGAAGTCAGGAACACCGAACCCGACCACGAACGCCGCATCGATCAGGCGACGCGGTCGATGCAGGCCCGCTGGGCGGAAGCCACCGGGACGGAACCAACAGACGCGAACCTCCCCGATACGGTTCCGCCGCTGCTGCGGGACGCGACGGCGTACCTGGCGGCGTCGAAGGCGCATCTGGCCTACGCGCAGAACGTCCAAGGGTCGAACAACGACGACAACCGGCATATCTTCCTGGAACAGCAGGCCGACGAAGCCTTCGAAGACTGGAAGCGAAAGGAAGACCTGACGTCCGGGAGCGAAACGTCCGGCGAAGCCGGCGAAACCGTGTCCGGGTTCAGCGGCGTCATCGGCGGGAAAGCGAACAGCCCGATCCATCGGGGGAACTAACACAGATGGCGCAGAACCCGACGAAAATCGTGGTCGACATCGACGATGCGAAAGACGTGATCGATCAACTGCCGGACGCCGTCGACGACGGGGCGACGCGCGCCATCCGGCAGTTGTCCGTCCTGGCGGAAGGCGAACTGAAGTCGAACGCGCCGGAGGGCGCTGGCCGCGACATCCATATGCGTGAAACCATCAGGACGCAGTTCAGCCGGGACGGCCTCCGTGCGACCATCGGCCCCCGGAAGCGGGTCGGCGGGGAGAACATCCTGCTGGCCGACATCCTGGCTGACGACCCCGAATGGACGGACGAAAATCGCCCGGGCGGCGACAACCCCATCCCGCTGTCGCCGTTGATGGCCTGGACGGGGGCGAAATGGGGCGACCCGACCGTCGCCGCGGCGGCCCGGTTGGCGCATAGCCTGGTCGACGACGGGATGCAGTCAGCGCCGAACGACTGGGTCGAAGACAGTTTCGACGACTGGAAGACCCAAGTCGAAGACATCGCGGGCGACGAACTCCGCGACAGCATCGCCCGCCTGACCGCCGGAGGCGTCTAACCGTCATGCCGGTCGACCTATCCAGCCCGCAGGGCTTCAACCGGTTCTGGGAGAACGTCGTCGATCAGTTCCGCAGGGAAGCCATCGACGACCACCTACAGGACGGCAACCTGACCCCCGTCCAGGACCACGTCGTCGGCCCGACGACCGAAGAAGAACTGGCGGCGCAGAACGCCTACCCGTTCGCCTGGTCGCTGGCGCAGTCCCACACGCCCAGCTACGCGACGGTCAGCGAAGACCACGGCGACCTGGAAATCCAGGTGTTCCTGTTCGCGCAGGACACCAACGCGAAAGCAGCCTTCGACAAAGCCCGCGCCCTGCTGGGCCGCGTCGTGAACAACGTCGAAGGCAGCGCACTGGTCGACGACACCGGCACGGCACACGCGTCCAAAGTCCTGCTGGACAGCGTCCAGATGGACATCGGCGTCAGCCCGGGGACCAACCGCGCCCAGGTCCGTAGCGGACAGGCCACCTTTAGCGTCGACGTCGAACGGAGATACTGAATCATGCCACGCGAACTACCACGAGACAACAGCGACGGACGGGACTACATCCAGTTCCGCGGCCCGCAGACCAGCGTCACGGTCGACCGCTATGGTGTCCGGTTCGAAACCGAACATCGCGGCGGCCAGGTCGCGCACAAGCCGCTACCGGTCGTCGATCCCGATAGCGACGACCCGCCGGACGATGCCGTCGCCCGGCCCGTCGCGGACGCACTGGTCGAATCGAACCCCCTGATCGGGTGGGGCGTCGCCTGCGAACAGCCCGTCGACGACGGTGACACCTGCGGCGACGTCTTCGACACGCCGAAGGCCGAAGCATCGCATCGGTCAGTCCACACCGAACAAGCGGACGATGACGCCGATGCAGACGACGACGCCTGGGGTGACACCGACGACGACGCCAGCGACGGCGACGAAGACGACGGCAGTGATGACACCTGACGCCACTACGTCACGCCCACCTAACACCATCGGACAGCACTAATCCACAATGAGCATCGGACAAACGCCCCAGTCGTTCCGGGGCTACGTCGGCATCGGCAAAGAAGCAACCTACGCGACCGGTGTCAGCCCAACAGTCTTCGTCGACGCTGTCAGCGACGGGTTTTCACTGGATAACAACCCGGATTTCCAGAACACAACCCGCGCCCGCGGCACCTACAAAGGCGAAGCTGGCCCCATCACCGACGAAGGGTCGCTGGACCTCCCCGCGAACCCCGAAAACGGCCTGGGGCTACT